CCGAGCTCTTGCAGCGCCCCGCCTAACCCGTCCTTGCGAAATGCTTCACCAAGCTTCGACACGGACTCCGTGCCGTACTGCACAAACTCGCGCAGGGTCGGTGACAGGCTATCGGATATAGCGATCTTTGCGCCTTCAAGGGCGGACTTGAACAGCGTTATATCACCAGCGAGGTTGTCAAGCTGCGTCTCGGCCATTTTCGCCGCTGCGCCCTGCGCTTCGTCAAGCGAGACCTTGACGGCGTTGACGGCCTTTCTCGCGTCCTCAAGGCTGATGCCCCAAGTGCGGGAAATCATTTGCGCCGTTTCTTCAACAGATTTCCCGCTTGTTGTCAACTGGTCACGGATATCAACGGCGAATTGGTCAAGGCCCCATTCCAGATCATCAACGGCGATCCCGGTTCCCTCAATCGCCGCTTTCACATCATCAAGCGGGATTTTGGCGTTAAGAATTGATTCGCCAATTGCGTCCCAATCGGACGCAACAGCGGCAAGAAGAGCTTCAGCAGCAGCAGTGTCGCGTGTGTTGAAAATAGCCGAGATCGCTTCAAGCTTTTCCTGCTGCGTCAGATTCGACATGGATTTGTTGAGGTCTTCAAAGACTTCTTTCAACGGCTTCATTTTGCCTGTCGAATCAAAGACGGACACGCCGAGTTTCTCAAAAGCCTCCGCGCCTTCTTTCGACGGGTCAGCAAGCTTGAGCAGCATGTTCCGCATGTGCGTTCCGGCTTCGCTGCCCTTGACGCCGGCATTGGCCATTGCCGTCAAAGCGATCTCAAGGTCTTGGACGCCGTCCGTGCTGACTACGGCACCATTTGACAACTGTACAAAGCCGCCGTTCAACTCCTTTGCAAGACCGCCAACGACAAGGAACGCATCGCCCAACTGTTCGACAGACGTGTTGCCGGTTGACGCGGCTTTAGCCATCTCATCGACCATGAGGGCGGTTCGCTCTGCGCTGATGCCGAATGCCGTCTGCGTGTCAGTCACCATGTCAGATGCGCGGGCCAGATCAAAACTGCCTGCGGCGGCAAGGCTCAAGACACTCGGCAGCATGTCCATGCTCTCCTGCGTGCTGTACCCGGCGAGGGCCATGTAGTTAAGAGCCTCTGCGGCCTGCGTGGCCGAAAATGCCGTGTTGGCTCCGAGGAACTGCGCAAATTCGCGCAAGTTGCCCTCAAAATGACCGAATGACGTATCGGCGGTTCCAACGCCCTGCGTCAGCTCATCGACCGTCATGCCCATCGTCGCCGCCACCTGAGACATTGCGACGTCAAACTGCATTCCTGCATCGACGCTGGTTTTTCCGAACGCAACAACGGCTGTTCCGGCAGCGGCAAGGGCTACACCCGCGGCCTTTATCCCGGTGCTTATAGCGGCTCCTATCTTGGAGCCGCCACTTTCCGCGTGACCACGAGCACGGTCAAGCCCGTTCTCATATTCAGTTGAGTCAAGGGACAATTTGGCAAAGAGGTCAAATACCGATCCCGCCATTACTTACCACCTCTCATTCTCTGCCAAATGCCGTCGGTGATCTCCCGGCATGTGCGCGTGTCTTCCGGTTCTTTCGGTTCCGGTTTCTGCGGTTTTGTCATGTCAATCCAGCGCTTTGTCAATGTTGATCCGACATCGACCACGCCGACGCCTGGTACAACGGTCTTTGAAGCGTTTTCAGCTATCACCTTGAGCGCGTCGGTGATATAGACATGCAGGAGCCGGTTGTCAAGCTCCTGCAATTCCCTGGACTGAGCATAACGCAGAAACGGCTTTAGTTCTCGCCGCCCTCGGTACTCGCCGTAGCAGAGCCAGAAGATCTTTTGTCGCTCCTCTGACCCTGCGAAGTAAAAAGCGCCTGCACTTCGGGCTTCGTGAACAGGCCCAGCACCTTCATGAAGAAAGCGCCGGGGGACGGAACGCGATATTCCTCCACGGGCGTTTCCTCCAGCGCAGCGAGAATAGCAATGCAGGCTTCCTTGTGGTTCTTGATTGCGGGTTTCACGGCTTTCAGCGGTGCACCGCCGCCATTGAGGATCTTCTGAAGCTCGGGGTCAGACAGAATCTCCGTGGCGGGTTCCATCATGTCAGCGAACATGTCAAGCCGCTCTTCGTTCGTTCTCTCCGCCAGTGCCATGGTTTATTCCTCCGTCGCGAGCACGGTAATCATGATCGAGCCGTTGGCTTCGGGGATGGTCACAGCGCCGGTGCTTTCATTGTATGCCATCGCGGTAACGTCCACGCCACCCATAGCAACAGTGACGTCGCTGATTTCATAGCCGCTCTCAGCCGCAAGCGTTGTGCTGTAAGCGCCGCCTTTTGTCGCGGACGTTGCGCTGTTGGTGCTGGTCGCGTGAGTCAGATTGACCTTGACGGGAACAGTGGAGCCACCTTCCTGAGCCGGGATGTCGTAGAACTCCATCGGCATGTCATCCTGCGCGTTGATAGAGACGTGGCCGGTCACGGTGACGGAGTTGGTGCCTTTGCCGTTCTTGGTGGACTGGATGTTCATGCCGCCGGTGGAAATAGCGTTTTTCAGGCAGACAGCATAAGCGCCGCCATTGGCCTTATCGCCGACCCACCAGAGGTCTTTGAAGTCAGTCAGGTTGACGTTGCGGCGGGGGACGATCTTCTCCACGCCGTTGGAGAGAGTGGTTTTGTCGGCAGCGCCGAGCGCCCAGATGGTGTTCGCAGAGTTGAACTTGATGGAGCTGAACGCGAAGGCGCAGTTCCAGCCGTCAAGGTGCTTGAACTCCATCATGTTATTGGGGACGTTATCCACGTCCTCGCCAAAATCGGAGTACGTCGGTTCGCATGTCGGATTAATGCCGCCGGTTGTGGTGGCAAGAATCTGATCATCCGTGGGCGTAACGTAGGGGTTCAGCGGGTCGAAGCTTGTGAGAAGTACGCCAGCGTCAAGCTGGAGCGCGTCCATAGCGTCGGACGCGATGCGGGTAAACCTGCCCATATAAGCTTTTCTCCTTTCAAATGTAGCAAAAAGGACGGCTGTTACGCCGTCCTTTAAGTTGATGTGAGGAAATTAACATTGATGTTTAACACGACGCGCCGCCAACCTACATCGGCAGGCGCTTCGTCATTGGTGAATGGTTGCCCGGCGGTGATCCACAGGTAGCCGCCGTCAACGGGCGTCTCAAAGCCCTGCCCGATTGCCGCCCTGATTTCGTCGGCTTTGGCGTCAATCTCGGTCCATGAGGTGGAGCGGTGATACAGAGAGGCGGTCAGAGCGATAGGCTCGGTGTAATTCCCGGCGCGGAACTCGTATTCAATGCGCTTTTTGTCAAAGCCGAGTTCCTGCGCCGTTGCCTCGTCAATGTCTGATTGCTCATTGATGCAGGGCCAGCCAAACATTGACCAAAAAGCATGGATTGCTGCACGTTTTGTCATAGGCGTTACTCCGTCAAGGCGAACTCTTCCGCGCTGACTTGACGCATGTCAATCGCGGCACTCTTGGGCGTGGCCTTGTCGTCGCCATCGGAAGTGGCGCGGAAAATCTTGCCGTCTCGGACGCGCCTGAATACCTCGTGGAACTGCAAGTTGATGTTGCGCGGCGTCGTGACCGTGTAGAGACTTGTGAGACCCTGCATAGCGCCGACACGGGCGGCGGTTGAATTGTCGAGAACAGCAGCAGCTTGGAACTCAGCGCCCTCGATCCATTCTCTTGTAAAGCCGCCGAGTCCATCCGACACGCTTCTTTTGTCGAGCATAACAAAAGGTTCCATCATATCGGTTAAAAGAGACATGCAACTGCCCTCCTAAATCTTGCGCAAGGCATTGAGCCTCGCGGCAAAAACGTTTTGCCAGCCAACGCCGCCGGATATGTTTGTGCTTGTAAATGCGCTGCCCTTCTGATAGCTATAGCCGCCAAATGACTCCGACATGAACGGCGACATGGATGCCGCGTCCGGTGCTTCGTATTTCGTCCGCCATGCGGCGATCTCAGCCGCCAGCTTAATGACGGGAGGCGGCACAGCCATAGCCCACACAGCGCCGTCAAAGCTTTCCTGCTTGTTGTCCGCGTCCGGGTAAATATGTACCCCATCAGCGAATGTGGAGCCAATGACGCGGTAGTATTGACCTTCTGCAAGGCCGACAGCTATGCCATTGCAGTACACACCGCCGTCCGGGCCGATGGTGATGCTGCCGATATACCGCGCCCGGTCGAACCAGTTGCGCAGCTCCTGGCACAGTTCGGTCAATATTTCTTCAATTGTCCTCGCCCCCCTCCAAAAGCTCGATCATGTCGGCCTTGAGCATTGTCGGCTTGATTTCGCCGAGCCCGCGTTCTTTCGCCAGCGCGCGGAGCTGTGCTTTTGTCATATGGCAGAGTTCCGTACTGTGCGTCGTGGGATCGGCGCAGTTGTGTTCGGTTTTCAGTTCTTCAGCGATCAGCGGTATTCCGCGGCGGTTTGCAGGGCCGGAGAGCTCCGCGATTCTCTCAGAAGAAACGGCAAAGCCGGGGCGGGGGTAAGTTTCCCCCGCCCGGTATGCCCGGCATCCGTCCTGCAAATCCTCAAAGTATTGCAGAACAATATAGGCCATAGATTATGCTCCCGCGCCCTGGAGCGTCAGGCCGGAGAGGTCAAGCAGCATGGTCTTGCTGGTCGCGCCGTTGGTGGCAACGAGCTTAAACTTCTGCACGTCCTTGTTGTTGATCTTAAACACGCCGGTCTGATCCTCTTCGCCGACCAGCTCCACAAGGCCGGAGCTCTGCGAAGGATCGAGGCCGACCTTGACAGAGGTCGCGCCGGAGGCGGTGACGCCGGTGAACTTGAGAGCGAGGAAGTGGCCCGCGCCCCACACGTCGGTGATCGCGTTGCCCTCGGCCATGTACTTCAGCGTGCCAGTGACCTTGCCGTCAGATACGGCTACGTCCGCGCCCTGAATGGTGCTGACCGCAACGCCGTACTGGCTGTGGCTCTGATCATCCGGGCCGATGGTGACGGTGCCGACAATGGTGGTGCCGAAGGAAATGACGGCGATGCCGTCCAGGTACTCGGAGAAGAGCGACATGCCGTACATGGCGTAGGTGACGGACTCGCCGGTGTCGTACTTGGGCTGGATGGAGATACCGATCATGTTGGTCTCACCGTCGGTGACGTACTTGAGACCGGCCTTCTGGAAGTCGGCGTCACTGGGGGCGACGTAGTAGAGGTTGATGTTCTCAACCGGGGTGGCGATGACGGTGCCCTTGGGAAGTTCGGAATCGGACAGCAGGAACAGAACGGAGTAGCCGAGGAAGTTCTTGATGTAGTTCAGGCCGAACTCCTGCTCCACGTTGTTGATGTTGGCTGCGCCGAGGTACTCATAGGCATCGTCGATGTTGCAAAAGCCGACGATGGAGGTGATGCCCTTGTGCATGGCCTTGAACTTGTTGCGGACCTTGCCCTGCGCCTTGGCAAGCGCCATCTGGAAGGTGCCGACGCTCTCAGTCAGCGTGCCGGTCTTCAGGTAGTCGTACCAGCGATCCACGACGCGGTTCTGCAGCTCCAGGAGGAAGGCATCGTCGGTCTTCTGCACGGCTACGTCAAAGCCCCAGTCGCTGATGGCCTGATCGGTGACGGCTTTGGCGTGGCGTTCCAGCGTGATCTCCGCGTACTCCTTCTGCTTGACCTGGGCCTTGGTGTAGTTGACCTTCTCGCCCTCGCGGGGAGGCACACCGAGGTTGCTGACTTCCGCGTACTTGCTGTACAGCTTCGTGCCGGGCTCCTTGCGGATCGGCCGCATGATGCCGAGCAGCGCCTGAAGGTGCTCCCAGTTACGGGTGAAGCGTGTAACAAAATCGACTGCGCGGGCCTGAACCTGAAAGTCCGCGCTCATGGTGAGGTTTTCCTGAGGCATAAAAAGCTCCTTTCTCGCTTAAAAGCGAAACAGTTCATGATTTTCCGCGATCGCCATCTGCCGTTCGACGGGGTCCTTGATGGCGAAGATTTCATCCTTCGTCATCGTCTTTTTCCCACTGTTGTTGGCCGGCGGCGTCGCGGTGTCTGCGCCCTTGGTTTCCGTGGTCTGGATGTACTCCGACCACTCTTCCCGCAGGCCCTTCAAAATTGCGGCTTTTTCCTTTGCCGCGCCCTTCTCGTCAAGCTCCATCTTGTCGAAGTCATGGTACTTGACGGCCTTGGCAATCCCAGCTTCGGAAAGTCCGGCATCCTTGGCGATCTCGCGCAACACAGCGCGTTTCGCTTCCAGAGCCTTTTCCTTTTCGACCTCGGCCTTGTAGTCAGCGAAGTCCTGCTTCTCCTTTTCCCACTTGGCCTTGAAGTCATCGCCGGTGTTTGCCTTGAGCGCGTCAAGCTCCTTCTGCACGTCCGCCAGTGTCTCGGCGTCCTTCTTGAAGGTGTCGCGCTCTTCCTTGATGCTGTCGAGGTCTGCGCTGTGTCTCGCGCAAATGTCCTCGGCGGCAGCGTCCAGGTCATCAACAGGCATGTTGTGGCTGGACAGAATCGCTTTGATCTGCTTGATGGAAAATGCCATAATGTAAATCTCCTTTGTCTCGGTGGGCTGTGTCTCGCCCATTCGATTTATTTATAAAAGCCGCTGTGTCTCGCGGGTTTTACCGATAAACAAAAAAAGAGGGGCCAACCTGTCGGTATAATCGACAAGTTGACCCCTCTCGGTCCTTCCCGGCGAACGCTTACGCCGGGGATGCTTTATTTAGTTACTGCTCGGTCTTCCCGAATAGCTCCTTGATGTTCAGTTGTTTGCGTTACTTGTTCATTGTGCCAAGCACACCGCGTTCTGCGCGGTCTTCTGCGCGCTTGTTCATCCACATCAGGGCTTCCTCGATGTGGGTCAAAGCGCAGGCGTTTTCTCTGGTTGCAAACGGTCCCGACTGAAATGCTTTCAGGCGGTCACGCACGATTTCCAGCAGATCACCGTCCAGCACACCGTGCTGTGCATTGGGGTCTTTGCGCGGACCCTTCTGGAACTGAATCACGATCAGAGGGTTTCCGTTTTCTGGAGCATCGTCTGCGGCATACACGTTGTACTCATGATATGCACCGCCGGGGCCGACTTCACCGTCTCGGTAAACTGAATTGAGATTGTTTCGCTTTTGAATTGTTGACAGCTTTTGTTCGCTCATTTTCTGTTCCTCCTGTTATGTGTTTTTTACTGCTCGATCTTTTCAGCCGGGATGTATGCGACGTACTCCACGCAGTCCATGTTGTAAATGCCGATCCACTGTTCGCCATTGAGAACGACAAACAAGCCGCCGTTTACCATGTAATCAGTGAAGGATTTCCCCTCATAGCTTATAAGGGAACCGCGTTTCAGGCTGATTTGCAAAAGGTCATTGTCTTTCATTGTTACCTCCGTTTATTTCTTTCCGGCGCAGTTGAAAAACTTTCGCGCCGTCCTTTACCGGCACAAGCTCCACTCGGTCGCCCGCTGTCAATGTGCGCTCAATAGCGGCGATCTGCGCGGCGGTGAGTTTGACGGATTCTGTCATTGCTCAAGCTCCTGTCAGACGATTTTGATTTTCCCGCCACACGGTACGTGGATAAAGACGCCATCCGCTATCTTGCGAAAGCCCTCTGAATAAAGCGTGTCATAGTATTCAAAGGACTTTCGGCAATGCGGACACCTATACCATTCTTTGCCGTTGTGTGTGGCATCGAATACGGCAACTTTGATTTCATCGGATGTCATGTCTTTTGCCCTCGCAAGATGCGCCCGGCGGCTCCTACATGAGTGCCGGACGTGGTACGTCCGGTTTCGGAGCCGTGAGGCGCCATGTTTGCCGGACTTTCACCGGCGGCACGATGTTTCAGCCCAACGCTGTGCGACACAGCGCTCATGCCATGAGCGGGAATGATCAGCAGAAGCAAGTGGTGTTCCCGGCAGGATTCGAACCTGCACTTGTCCGCTTTTGAGACGGCTGCGTCTGCCTGTTGCGCTACGGGAACAGATAAAGGTGAGCGAAGCGCCAGCTTACCCAAGGCTGACGCCCGCTCTATGAAGAAAGAAGGAGGAAATAAAAAAGCAACAGCCGAGGATTGTTCGGGTGTTGCTATTTTTTGAGTTCGTCTTCGGCGATCCGCTTGAAATCGCTGATATGATCGCCGATGCCGTCTTTTATCATGTGTATAGGCTTCATGCCGCGCGTCCTGTGCCATTCGCCATGCGAATCTTGATAGTTCCACGGCGTTTGCCTGCCTCTGCCGCCCTCGGCATAAATGCCCGTGCCGTACTCGTGATATGGCGCATACTCTTGATTTGTGCCGACGTAAACGGCGTTTTCATCATTGGCGACTTGATGATTGATGCTGTTTCTCATTGCGCCGGTATCCACGCGGCTTGCAGCGGTAATCACATCCTTGACATGAGTGACGCCGACTTGCCCCCATGTTTCAAGTATGCGGTCTATGTGGGCGTCAAGCTCTTTCAGCACTTCGCCGCTATGATCTTCAACTCTGACTGTAAAGTTAGACATGTATTTTCCTCGATTCTGGTGTAGCCTCAATCCACTCCTCAAATGTCATATCGTGCATTTTTGGACTGCTTTTGACCGTTTCATGGTCATAATCTTTCGGATAAGCCAAAAGCGTGCACCTACAGTTCCAAATGAAATTCTGAGGCGCGTCACTCTCTCCAGTGCAATCGGCGGGGTAATAGATGGTATAACCGTCCGGAGTCTCAAAAGGCACGTCAACGGTCGTCCTTTGCCCGTGCATCTGCCTGTGAGCGTGACGAGTGCGGTCATCAAGTGTCGCTTGCCATTCAATGGTGAG